CTATAATTAAAACTATTGGTGTTAATACCAATATAAACTAAACACTTATGAATTCAAAAAATGTATTAAACAGAATATTAACTCTTTTATCTTTAGATGAAGTTAATTTTACTGATGCAAAATCTGCAAATGGTGATATTCTTCAATCACCTACTTTTGATTTAGGTGAAGATGTTGAAGTAGTACACGAAGATGGTACTAAAACACCAGCACCAGATGGCGAATACACAATCTCTTTAAAAGATGAATCAGGTAATGAAAACATTATCAGAATTGAAGTTAAAGATGGTAAGATTGTAGAAAGAGCTAACGAAGAAGAAGAAAAGAATGAAGAAGGCGAAACTGAAGATGATAAGAAGCCTGAAATGGAAATGAGTGATGAGAAAAAGGGAGCATTAGAAACTGATGAAGCACATGCTTTACCAAACACAACTGATGAAGACCCAAGAAATAGAGTAGGACCTGATACCGATGACCAAAAAGACCCAATCATTTCTTTATCATATAGAATTGATGAGTTAGAGAAAATGGTAAAAGACTTACACACTAAAATGTCAGGCGAAGAATCACCAGTAGATGAAGAAGCAGTTTCAGAAGAAGCTCCTGAAGCAGAAGGTGAAGAAGTAGCAATGAGTAAAGCAGAAGAAGAGTTACCTAAATTAGATGGTGCTCCAATCGATTCAATCGCTAAATTATCTTCAAACGAAGTACACAAACCAAATTATGGTAAGAAAATTGACAATTCACAATCTACTTTCTTATCGAAATTATATAGATAAATTATTATTAACTCATTTAATTAAACACAAATGAAAAGAATTCAAAATTTTACTGAACCACAAATCACATCTACATACGCAGGTGAGTTTGCAGGTCAGTATATCGCAGCAGCTTTGTTATCTGCAAAGACTTTAGATAACAAATATGTAACGATTCACCCAAATGTTAAATACAAAGAGGTGATTCAAAGAATCGCAGTTGATGGTATCGTACAAGATGCATCTTGCGATTTCGTAACTTCTGGTTCTGTTTCTTTAACAGAAGCAGTTTTGACTCCTAAAGAATTACAAGTAAACTTACAATTATGTAAGCAACAATTCGTAGCATCTTGGGAAGCATTACAATTAGGATACTCTGCATTCGATGAGATTCCTAAAAACTTCAACGATTACTTAATCTCTTATGTAGGTGGTATCGTTGCACAAGCAACTGAAATCTCAATTTGGCAAGGTAACAACGCAACTAACGGTCAATTTGGTGGATTTATCCCAGCTTTATCTGCTTCAGTAGCAGCAGGTGGTGCAGGTGCAGTATTAGCAGCAAAGAGTGGTTCTGTAATCATCTCTGGTTCTGTTACTTCAGCAAACGTATTATCTAAATTAGATTCAGTAGTAAATACTATTCCTGATACTGTATATGGTAAGGAAGATTTATTATTGTATGTACCAACTAACGTAGCAAAAGCTTACCAACAAGCATTAGCAGGTGGTGCAGTAGGTGCTAATGGTTGGAACAACCAAATGAACGTTGGAGATAAGCCTTTCAACTTCAATGGTATTGAAATCGTATTATGTCCAGGTATGCCAGCATCTACAATCGTAGCAGCTCAAAAATCTAACTTACACTTCGGTACAGGTTTATTATCTGACTACAATGAAGTTAAAGTATTAGACATGGCTAATATCGATGGTTCTCAAAACTACAGAGTTATTATGAGATACACTGGAGGAACTACTTTCGGTATTGGACAAGATATCGTATTGTACGGAGCTTACTAAAAATAACTAATTAGGTCGGTGGGATAGGCTGCAATCTTCCCACCTCCTATTTAACTAACAACTTAAAATTTAATAGATATGCCATGTAATTTAACAGCAGGAAGAAACGAAGTTTGTAAAGAATCGATTGGTGGTTTGCAAGGTGTTTACTTTATCAACTACACAACAGGCTCTTTCACAAAGAACGCTAGCGGTGAAGTCACTGCTCTTCCATCGGGTTCGACTGTGTATTACTACCAGTTGAAAGGAACAAGTGCATATACTGAAACAGTAAATTCATCTCGTGAAAATGGTACAACTTTCTTCAATCAAGAATTAACTTTGAATTTGAAGAAATTGACTAACGAAATGACTACTCAATTGAAGTTAATGGCTTACGGTAGACCTCAAATCATCGTATGGACAAACAACGGAGATTCATTGTTAGTTGGTGAAAAATTAGGAGCAGATGTAACAGCAGGTACAATTCAAACAGGTGGAGCATTGGGTGACCTTTATGGTTATTCAGTAACTTTCACAGGTATGGAACAATTGCCAGCAGCATTCTTATCTGGAAGTACAACTTCTAATCCATTCGCTGGATTAAGTTCTCAACCAACAATCGTATACGGTACAAATAACTAGTCAGTATAACGCATAAATACTAAAAGGGGATAATGAAAGTTATCCCTTTTTTATTTAATGATAATACCAATATATGGTGTTAATATTAGATAAAGACAACTTAAATACGAGATAATGCAGGGATATAAAGTATCACAAAGCAATTCTTACACAATTAGAACGGCTCCTGTTGTATCTAACGAATTCACTATGAGTTTGCAAGATATGACAACGTTGTATAATTTTACAGCTTCTCTTTCTAACATTACTTATAATGCTTATGAAAGCATTTTATCATTTACTGCATCTATTAGTGGAGCAGTAGTTGGTGAAGAATGGAGAGCAACCCTATATAATTCAGGCTCAACTGATGCTATTTGGCATGGTTCATTCCAAGCATTTGAATCTTCATCAGTACCTGTTCCTAAATCAGATTACGAGAATCAAAATAAGCAATACATTTCACATCCTAGTGAAAATCGCTATGTAATAATGACATAATATGAAACAAACTCAAAAATTCGCAGTAGTAAATGTAAACACAAATCAGCTTCCAGTAATTTCGGAGGATACAAAAACACGTTATCAATATGTTCCTTTTGGAGTATATGGACAAGATGATTTCTTCAATGCAGTAGTAACTGCTTGGAATGTATCTACTACTACATCAGCTTGTGTTGAAGGTATAGCTGATTTAATTTTCGGAAAAGGATTGTATTCAAAGAATGAAGCATTTAATGAAATTTTACAAAAGTTAATTCCACAGGAAGAAACAAAGAGAGTAGCATTTGATTTAAAATTGTTTGGTAATGCTGCATATCAAGTATATTGGAATGATGACCATACTAAAATAAAGAAACTATATCACGTTCCAGTTCAAACACTTCGTGCAGAGAAGTTATATAATGAACCAAAAATTCAAAACTATTACTATTGTACTGATTGGCAAGACCAAAGAAAGATTAGAGATAAGAAGAAGATTCCTGCGTTTGGAACATCAAATGAAAAAATGGAAATTCTTTACATTAAGAATTACTTCCCAGGTTTATACTACTACTCCTTACCTGATTGGGTTTCTGCAATGCAGTATTCAATAGCAGAAGGTGAAATAAGTAATTTACACTTAAACAATATTACAAATGGTTTCTTACCGGCTGTAATGATTAACTTCAATAATGGTGTACCTGCTCCTGAAGAAAGAGAAACAATTGAAGATTTAATTCAAGCTAAGTTTACAGGTACGGATAATGCCGGCAGATTTATGTTATCATTTAATGATGACCCGGTAACTAAACCTACTATTGATGTAATCAACATTGATAACTTACACGAAAAGTATGAATATGTTGCAGAATATACGCAAGATAGAATATTGGTTGCTCATAGAGTTACCTCACCATTGTTATTTGGTATCAGAACTTCTAATAATGGTTTCTCTTCTCAATCTGAAGAGATGATGACAGCATTCTCCATTATGCAAACAATGACAATCTCTCCATTCCAAAATCTAATCTTAAATACATTAGATATGGCATTGACTGAAGGTGGATGGGAAGATGCTCAATTATATTTTGACCAATTAACTCCATTAGCAATCTTATCACAACAAGCTGAAGATACTGGTAAAACAATTTCTGAAGTAGCAGACCAAACTAATAAAGAATTAGCAAATCCTGCAACTACTGATGATTCAGAAGATGAAACAACTTCAGAAGCAATTCTACCAAAGGAAAATAATATGAGTGATGAAGATGAATTAGAATTGATAAGAAGAGTTGGAACTAAATCATCATTTTTTACAAAAGAATTTAATTAATAAACTATGGCATACGCACTATTCATTAACAGAAACGATATTATAAAGAATTCTCCTTTACAGGGAGCATTAGATGCAGATGCTTTATTACCATTTGCAAGAACAGCACAAGATAAGTACTTAAAGAATTTATTAGGTACAGTTCTATTTGCATATTTGCAAGCAAGAATTTTAGATGGTACTGTGGATAGTTTATCACCATATTATCAAGACTTATTGGATGACCACATTAAAAATACCCTAATTTGGTATAGTTGTGTTGAATATATACCATTTAGTTCGGTACAATTCAAATCTAATGGCGCAGTTAAGCAACAAAGTGAGCAAGGCGTCGCTCCATCTAAATCGGAGATAGATTACCTTAAACAAATAGCACAAACGAATGCTGACTACTATGCGTTGAGATTGCAAAACTATTTGATTGCATATAGTAATCAAATACCACAATATTTACAAACAGTTGGTAACCAAACACAAATCTATCCTGACCAAACTAATCAATACTTTGGCGGAATTCAATTGTAATATATGAGCTTTATAGTAAACAATACCGGCACCAATTATTCGTTGTATTATAATGTTTTGGATTACTTCAAAACAATTATGAACAACCACCCATCTATTACACAGGTTTCTCAAGGACCTTTAAGTGAGGTGGATGATATTCAGTTTCCAACATATCCAATTGGTAACATAATGATTACAGCTGCTGCATTTGATGCATCTGTAACTGAATATTCAATACAATTGATTGTTGCTGACAAGATTAAGAATAAAAACAACGAATCTAATCCAGATACAAACGCTCAAATCGTTCCATTTTATGATGTAGATGATTTGGTAGATATTCATGCAAATACTTTGGGTATAATGAATGATTTATTATCTTTCACACAATATTCAGTAGAAGCATTCCAAATAAATTCTACAATTAATTTAGAGCCATTTGCAGATAGATTTAACAATGGATTAGCAGGTTGGGCGGCTAACTTTACTTTAACTACTCATAACAATAGAAATAGATGTTTATTTGATTTGTTACCAACGGGTGAAACAACTACAACAACTACGTTGGCACCAACAACAACTACAACATCAACTACAACTACTGCTGCACCTACTACTACGACTACTTCTACAACAAGTACAACTACTACAACTGCAGCACCGACAACAACTACTACTTCGACTAGTACTACAACAACTACCGCAGCACCAACTACGACTACGACTTCTACAACTACTGCAAGTCCGTTTGTTTATCCAGCTAGTGCATCAGTAATATTTGATTTTGGTAATCCAGCTTCATATAGTGGAACAGGCAATAATGTTTATGATGTTAGTGGTAATGGAAAAATAGGTATATTAGTTAATAATCCAACTTGGACTAACACTAATGGTGGTATATTACAATTATCTCAACCATCTAACCAATATATTACTTACTTTGAAACATTTGTTCCAACTTTAACAACAATATTCATTTGGAAGAATACTGATGCTATCAACTTATATTACTTTGGTTTCCCATCAGCTAGATTCAATTATGGAACAATTAATACATTGGATAAAGGTGGTGCACCATACAATAAACAATTAGCAGTTATTGCAGCAAGTAATAACTCAGCATTTACAACATTTAGTGGAGCTTATGTTGGACCTACTAATATTCAGGTATTTAATCAATACTCAACTATTATTAAATCTAATTCTCCAACTTCAACGACTGTAACAAACTACATAAATGGTATTGCAACAGGTGCAAATGAAACTAAAAGCTTAGATAGAACTGGTACTTCGGCTAGTGGAACTACTTATTTAGGTTGGGACCCACCACAAGGTACTTCTCAATCAGCAAATGGATACCTAATGGCATATTTGCAATATAATAGAGAATTAAGTACGGCTGAATTAACACAAATTTATAATACATTTAGTGTAAGATTCTAATGAAAACTCTACAAGATGTAGCGAAGGATTATGTAACCATTGCTCAAAAACTTATTAGAGGTGGATATCCTGGTTGGAAGAAACCACCATACCTTACAGGTAATTTGTATAGGTCTGTGGGTTCATTTAACGTACCGCAAAGGATGGCATTTCAGCAAAAGGGTAAATCCTTCCTTACATTGAATTATGCTCCACCAGAAGCAAAATATGGAACTTATGTAGAGAATGGAACATCCAAAATGCCGGCTAGACCATTCGCAGCTATTGCAGCAAACTCACAAGATTTAAAAAGAAGTATTTACGAATACCAAGAAGGTAAAGTATCTGAAGTAAGAGCAGAAGTTCAAAAAAGAATGACTGTTATATTCAAAGATTTCGGAAAATAAATCTGGTATCCGATACTTTTTTGAAAAGTGTGGTTAATATAATAAAGGAATTTAAAACATATGTCTTTATCTATATTACAAACACCTGCTACTTGTTCATTAGCTCAATCTCCGATTATATTTTCGGCATATGAGTCTGATTCAACATTATATACTAAAACAGGATTTCAATACGTTTGCGATTTATACTATTGGACTGGAAGTTTAACAAACTCATCATCAGTAGCAAACTATACGTTGGTAAAATATCCAAATACATCATTTAGTGGTATCTTTGATTTGAATAGAGTAATCAATTCTACCTTAACTGATTTAGCACAGGCAAATACATCAAATGTAAAGTATTTCGCTGGTGATTTCTATTGGCAATACCTTTCAGGTAGTACTTATATAACTGGCTCACATACAAAATCAGCAACATATAAAGCATTAGATGGATATGGTATTTTCCAAGAACCAATTGGACAACCTATATCATCTAAAACTCCATTCTGGCCAATAATGACCGATGGACCGGCAACACAATCTGCTTTCATAGAAAATATTGGAACTGCTGGAGTATATGTTGGTGTAGCTAATTCAGGTTCAACGCCTGATACAATTAAGTATGTTGGAAATAATGGTACAGCAAATTATGGACTTACTTCAACAACTGCTACATCGGGACAAATAGCACAATTCCCAATAGGACCTTCACAAAGTGGATTTCCTTTATCTACAACAGGTTTAACTTCTTATACTGTTCAAGCATATGGTGGAATCGTTCCATTAGGATTGCCTGTTAAGTTTGATATTACTTGCCAACAAAAGTATCCAAATATTCGTATCAAATGGAAAAATCGATACGGACAATTTGATTTCTTTAACTTTTATATGGTTAATAGACAGGGATTCAATACTACAAAGAGAACTTATCAACCACAATTAGGAAGTTGGCAATCATCAACGCTATCTTACAATAATTACGATAGTGCAACTTTAAACTATATTTCAGATTCAACTCAAACATTAAGTGTAAATACTTTTTGGGTTGATGAAGCATATAATGAAATATTTAAGCAATTGATGGTAAGTGATGAAATCTATTGGTTATATGATGAAGGGAATTCAAATAGTATTAGACCTATAACCATTAGAACTGAAAGCATTGTATTTAAAACAAATGTTGTAGACCACTTAATTCAATATTCATTTGATTTCAATTGGGGACAAAACTATAAATTAATCATTTAATGGGAGTAATTAGTACACAGGCATTTGCGTTTAAACTAATAGCAAACGGAATACAATTAGACTTATTTAAAGAGGAAGATATATTAGTATCAAATAACGTAACAGGTCTATTTGATATTGGTGTGCTTCCATCTGAATTTACTAGACAGATTCAGTTACCTGGTACAAAAAAGAATAATGCTTTTTTTGATAACGTTTATGATATTTCAATAACTAATCCTTATTTGTTTTCAACAAACACTAAAGTTCCTTGTTATTTAGATTTCGATGGAATTTATGTAGCAAATGGATACATGCAATTAAATAAAATTAATTTAGTTGCTAATAAGTTTATTGATTCTTATGAGGTAACGATATATGGTACAAACTCATCTTTTGCAAGAGATATAAACGTAAATTATCTTACTGATTTAAAATCTTTAGCAAAATATAACCATACTGCTTCATTC